ATATAATCCACCACTACCATCTGGTGAAAAACTCATATTTGTTAAATCAATATTAAAAAACCAATTAACAAGTTTTGATTTAACTACATTCGCGTCTGAAAGCCCAATTTCATTGATTATTGAGTCAAATGTGCTAGGTAATTCATTGGAAGACTTTTTTTTAGTTGGCCCAGAAAGAGTACCGTGTTGATTTGTTGGTTGCTGTTTTGTCTTGGCAACGTTCTGTGATTTAGTAGTGGTAGACGTAACTTTTGGATTGTTTTTTGCTTCATTCTTAGATGTAGCTTCAGCTTTTTGTATGTCTATTAAATTAAGATACATCTTCTTTCTTTCTTCTTCGCTCTCAATTATAGGCATGCCATTTCTAAGCCTCATTTCATCTTCTGTCATACCTTGCATGCTGTATCCCAACCAGTTGTGGTTCTGAATTTTAATCATGCTCTCAAGGTTGATTTCGTTGAATACGAACTTAACTGAATTTTCTTCTCTTAATACTGACGGATCAAATCTTTCAAGTAGTAATTCGTTTATGATTTCAAAGTTGATTTGAATTGCAAATTCATGCTGGTAATCCTTGACATGATTTATAAGAATAACCGAAGCATTATCTGCGGTGGATCTGTTCATGCCATCGCCTTCGCCCATGTCAAGGCTAGACATTCCAACTGATGTGTAAGATCTTTTCTTGAAATAGTCCAAGTATTCCTGTATCGGAACAACGTTGCTAAATTCTACTACATCAAATTTATGCCTGTGAGATACAACAAGTCCGCCGCTGGAAGGCATTGAATCTATCTTTTCTGACCAATAATCTATTTCATCGGTACCGTCTTCATAAACGGCAGGAGGCATTTGATCTGTGCCTATATGCATTATAAGAAGAGGGAATAGATGTTGTTCTACCAATAGCTCTACATTTTCTTCTAATCTTCTAAGTACTCTAACGTCATCTATTGCAGGTAACAATCCTGGCGCGGAAAAATTAAATCCGGCTCTTCTGTTAAACGTAAGATGGATTACATCCTCGACGTTAAATTCTGCGTTTCTTCCGTCAGGCATTTCTTGTAAATATTTCTTCGGGTTGCCATGTTTGTCGTTTTTAACCCTCATTGTTTCTGCTGCTACTCTGAAGTATGCAGATACGGGTTGTAATGTTTTATTTCCGTTAAAGCTTTTAACAATACGTTTTTTCCCGCCGGAATTGTTTTCATTTCTAACCTTAACAACAAAAGCATTATGGTATCTTATTAAGTCACCAAATAAATCCTTTATCAATAATTCAAAAGGATAATTTTGAGCCAATTCAATTTGCTGTAATCTTGTCTTTAAATAGTCTATTACTCTTGTATTTCTTCCGACTAAAGTATATCCGGATATATTACCTAAGGCTCTTTTCTTTTGGATTGACTGTCTGATGATGCCATCCGCATCTTCTGCGGCACCAATCTCATAAAGATTGTATTCTGGCATCTCAAAACTCTCGTATGTAAACGCAAGTTTTCTGAATTTATAGTCAGGTTTTTGATTCAAAGGAAATGTTTTAAATGGTATATGGTTGGGTTTTTTACTACCAAGTGAAATCTCTCCCGCAGAAGAAAGCCCTGGGACTCCTATTATCGTTAGATCCGATGCAGGTGATATGTTAATATTGGTTTCTGTCATGTTTAAAAAAATCCTTAGTTAGTTACTCTGTTTATCCATTCTTCCATTTGCGAATCTGAATAATTATTTATACCAACATCTTGATAGCAATTTGAAAAATCAATGTATTGAGTTGGCATAAAACGCAAAGGAGTATTGTTTAACGTGTATTTATTGTTAACTCTGACGAGCGCATTTAATAGTTTGGTTTTCTGAGACTTGTATTCATTGAATAGCGTATCGCTGAACTTGAAGTTTGCAGACCCTTGCTCAAGTGATTCATACTTAGAATAATCGGTATTTTTTAATAGCTCTTGAAACTCTATTTCTTCCATAAGATCTGCGGCATCATCTGCAAAAAAATCATCAGGGATACTTTCATCTAGTCCGATTACTGATTTCTCATTTGTGATGGGATCAACATCTATTACGGTTGTGGTATCGGGAGCGTCGCCAGTTTTATCGCCTACAATAAAATCTGCCACATCTTTGATTCTTATATTTTCAAGGAAATCCTTAACGTCTGTATTTATTGAATTTGCTATGTCTTGTTGGTTTTTGTTAAGCGATTCTTGAATGCCTTTGACCCACGGACCTTGTCCGCCTATACCGGCAGAACATAAATAATCTATGATTTGCGTTAATGTTAGCTTCGCGTTATCATCCTTTAGCTTTTTTACAGCCATGAATATATTTGCTATTTCAGTTACTAAAGCAAGCAGCGTTCTTGTTTCATTTAACTCAAAAAAGAAGTAAACAGACATTTCATTAGCGGCGGTGTTTTGCTTTAAAATATTTGCTATACTATCTATAATAGTAGCTATCTGTGCTTCTAGAGCCTCCTTGCCCTTAACTAGTTCGTTGGAAAACTTAGCCACAGGGTCGGTAGCATACTCTTTTACATAACCTGCGAGGCCTGCAGTGGCAGTTTCCAGATATACTTTTTTACCTTGAGTTTGTAAGGCTGTTATAATACACTCTATTGAGCCTATAATACTGTTCATTAATGACACAGCTTCATTTACAGCAGCGTTTAATATAGAAGATAGAATTGTACCCATTATATTAACAGATATGCTGAAATCGAGTAAAATCTTTACGTTAAGCTTAGCTAATTCGTCTGTAATACGTTGAAGCTTCAATGAGAACATTGCAACAAGAGCGGCTATATCGGGCAAGCACGTAAAGTTTAATAACAGATTAATTAGCGCGCACAAATCTCCGGTAATATTAAGATTAAGTATCGGCATCTTTGAATTGAGCAAGCTCTGCAGCGAACTGAAGAATGTTGCATTTGCCATGTTCAACCAATCCAATACAAGTTTGGTGTAATTTGAACCGTCTATATTTCTAAGATTACACGGTATACAATCGGCCAATAAGTCCTTCATTAACTCTTTGGATTTCTTGTCTCCGTATTTTTCTTTAATGGCTTCAATTCTGTTTGTTACCTGACCATTGTATTGAGAGGTTGATATATCGGAATCAGGTTCTGGATTAGTTGTTGTATCGCCTGTGCTGGCATTCTGCCATGCTTCAATGTTTAATGAAAGCTTTGAAAATCCATTTAGCAATGATGAGGATTGCCCATTTGCATTAGATATGCCTGCAACAAATTGTCCTGCCGGCAAGAAGTCAACGTGCCCATTTTCAGACAAGAAATTAGAATATGCTCTAGACAATGTTTCTGCGGCGGAAATTGTTTGATTGCCGGACATTGATTCTGCAAGTATAGCATTTATCTTTGACGGGTCTTTGGTATTTATTGCGGCAGAAGATATGGACGTTCCAAGTTGTTGCATGTAGAATAGCAAGTCTACATAACTATCAAATGATAACTTCTTAATAATTCCACCATAAAGCTTATTACATGCGTCTGATACCGTTCTATCTTTTTGAGCCAAAGAAGCTATGTCTAAATTTAAATCAAGATATTTCGCGCGAGTTTTTAGAACTTCCAATAGCTTCTGATAATCTTTGCTTATTGCAGAATAACCTCTAAGTAACATATTTACATTATTGGCAACTCTATCGGCAGTGCTTGGCTGTACGTTGTTTAACATTGCAGAATCTGGAAGTACGCTTGAACCACTTACCCTTTGCTCTTGATATTGAACGCTTGGTTTTGAAAATAAATCTTTTGTATTTGTACTCATTGGTTAACCTAAATTGCTTAAACTTTTGATATTTACGTATTCTATATCGCCCGTTATCAAAGAACCTCCGCCCACGTCAAATGGAGTAAATTTTAAAGCCTTGTTGAAATCAACTACAAAGTTTGAATAAGGAGTGCTTAAAGTAGAAGTCATGGCAGGATTGCGGTGAGGTATATCTATCGCATAGGAACTGCCTTCTGTAATTTTTGTATCACCTTGATTAAATGCTTCAGGTATCGAAGAGAATGGTGCCAGCGATGGAGCTGTAACGCTTGGTAAAGAGCTTGCGTCTGGAGTTCCGTGACTTGCATGAGTGTGTGATTTTACGGCTGAAGTTAAAGCCTCAAGCTGTACATTCATAGCTTGTATTTTGGCGGTAAACTCTGCAGCCAAAGCATTATACCATGCCATCATTGTATCTCTATGAACGAATTCGCCCGAAATGTAGGGATACAAAAAAGCATACAATTGAATCATCTGATCTTTAGTAATTTCGGCCGGAGATGCGTTAATTGACATCATCTTGATTACATCAGCAGCAGTCTCCTGAGACCACATTCCTATTGAAGCAGGACTATCATCTGGCAATCTAGGTATTTGAGTAGCCATTAAAACACCTCTAATATTGATTGCATTTTAGCTTCTGAATGAATAGAAACGTTGTCATATGTTGCGAGTCTATATATATAGATAGAAGAAGAATAAATTGCGTCCAATTCAGACAGTGCCGACGAGTCTATTGCTGTTATAAATGTACCATTTATGTTTGCCTTACATTCAGTCGCACTGAAACCAATGCCAATATTATATTCAATACCTGGATATAGTTGGTAGTTTATTGTATAGGTTTTATTATTGTCTGATACGAACAATTTGTAATTTGAATTTATACCTACAGTACCAACCGGATTGTCACTTAGATCGAAGTGCTGAAACAGTATCTTGTCCTTGCCGTCGTTTTCATTTTCAATTGAAACAAGCTTTATATAGATATTGTTGAATGCACTTGGAGATACTGAATAACTATTGTCTATCCCTGTAATGTTAACCATTCCATTGCTGTGATACTTTAATAGTAGGGGAGATACTTCTTCCGGTGCAGAATAAGGGATTTCCGCGCAAAAATCAGGTTTGTTATTATTGCTTGCAAAATTATAAAGTAGGTCTATTCCTTCAAGCGTAATATCAGACTCAACATAATCTATGTTTGCAACCATATCTATTGGCTTAAACAAAGAACTTGCCGATAGTCTAAAATACAAGAATACAGACCCTCCGTATCCAACCTCGTCCTCGTAAAACAATTGAACGTTGCTACAATCTACAAAATTAGAGATAGCACTCGATATGTTGAATGTTCCTAAAATTGAGCCTTGAAGCAAACAGTCATCGGCATTATATGTCATTGTTACTTTTATATTTCTACAAAACGATTTAGAATTGTTTTGTATTTTCAAGATAGTGACATTATTTGCATTAGAATTTACTATAACGGGGATAAGCTCTTTTGTAATTGGCTTATACGCACCACTGGTTGGTTCTAAAAAATATAGACTTAAACTCATTTATTCACCTAAAAATTATTTCTTCTTGGAATTGGGCGACGACCGAACTTGCCCATTTGTTTTAAATTAGCACTTCCTCTTCTTTGTATGCTGCTTGAATCATATATATTTAATGCACTATTTGGCATTTGACTTGTTCTTATTCTTTCTTCCGCTTCCTTGTCTTTGTTTAATTTTATTGCAGCTTCAAGAGCGGCTTTCTGAATATTGTCGGTTGGATCTACGTCGTGTTTGTAGTTTATGTTTACATGTTTTATGCTTTGAGCCATAGATGGCTTTGCAAGAGGGTTATATTCCATGACAAAACCGAATAATGCTATCATCATTGCATCGAGGCAGTGATCTCCGTATTGAGGGTCTGAAGCATAAACCGGTAATCCGGCCGGAGTAAATCTGTCAATACGATAACCTTGTAGCTGATGTATCAACATTTTGTCTTCGCTTGGAATGTTTATATTAAGGCTTTCAAAAACCCTAACTGCATTATTTACCAAAAAAGCTTTCGTTTGTCTTTTAACTATCTGCCTTTCCGTAGACCATGGATCTCTCATTTCAATAACTTCTGCGAATCCAACTCCTTTAGCAAATAACAATTTTTTATCGGGCGTATTGGGTGCGGCTTTTGCTCCAATCTCATGTAGCAATTCTAACTGAACTCCACCATATCCTTTATCAACATAAATAGCGCTTGCCCTCCATTTTCTATTCATCTCTGCAATAAGCTTAACAGCTATTGTTTGAGTCCACTTTTCAATATGAACGGAAGCTCTGTCAACTACCGTGTATTTCATTTCCGATGGATCAAATCCAACGACATATATTTGCGTGCCGTTCTTAGGATCATTCCAATCCACGCCGATAACATACTTCCAATTTTGCGAGCGAACCATATGGTCGTATGTGTAGTCTTTTATTGAAGCGTTTATGAATGGCATCTGAAATACACCTTCACCATCGGAGCTGAATGCAGCCTCTACTTCATGTGCGTAACCTGAAGATGAGAGTTGGTTTCTGAACTCTTGTTCCATCTGATAAGTCCAGTTAGGATGATACTTATTAGAAGGGAAGTGAAATGAAACAAAACTTGCATCATGGACACGATCGTAAAAATAATCTTTTAATCCTTTAGGCGTGGATGATATCCAAAGTTCAACGTTTTCATGTTCTGTCAATAATGCAAGTACAGCATCAGTATCATCTTTGGTTAGGAACGAAGCCTCGTCCAATATAAGCATGTCCGCAGCAGAACCTCTGACGGCCGTTGAGCCGGAAACGAATCCGATTATGTGAACACCATTGGTTAACTCAAGTGTGTAGTTAGGATTTTTGCGGGTAGGTATCTTTCCATCTTTTACTATAGATAATAAGTCAGGATTGTTATCTATGAACATTTCCATCATCTTAAATATAACTTCTATTTGAGCTTGATTGGGAGTAAAGATAACTATTCTATAAGTTGGTCTTGATTTGGAGTACCACGTAAAAGCTTTGTGTAATATCCTAACAACAAGCGAGGCCGACTTTCCGAGACGCCTTCCTGCGCGAGCAACTATTCTTTTAGAATTACATCTGATTAACTGAGCTTGATATGGGAATCCCTTTCTTGATGTTCTTGGTTTCCATCCGCCATAATTTTGTAACAGATTTTTTTCGCCCCAAGTAACAGGATCGTAGATGGATATGATATCCATGATTTCTGTTTCGCTTAAAGATTCAAGTATATCGGCAGGTATGAGTTTCTTGTAATAATCCTCAACAGGATTAAGCATAAAGGCAGGGTCTTGTTCCATTGCCTGAGCGAGCCATTTGTTTTTTGATACTCTGGCTTCGCTTATCTGATCTTTTATTGCCTGAAGTATAAACTTTACGTCAGGTTCTACAACTTTATATTCATCGATATTAACTTCAAACTCATCGCTTGAAATATACCTGTCGTAAAAATATTGATAAGGATTAAGTATTATTTGTTTTTTACTTTCGGCAACAGTCTCTATAGAATATTGTTGTTTATCCTTATTATTTTTATTTTTTTTACTAGTTGTTCCGGTATTTTTTGCCATATATCTTTTTTTATGAAATCTTGCACTATTGATTTATGAAATTTTGATAAAGACATAAAGAATTTCTTTACATAATCAAGTGTCAAAGTATGGCTAACTATATGTACGAACAAGTGTTCGAAGATTTTTTCATGCCCTGTAATAATATGATGGCATTCCACACAAAGTAGAATGCCATTGTTTTTATCGTACACCAGCTTAGGGAAGTCAGCTTTTCTTTTTATATGATGAGCGTTTAGCTCCCGTCCTTTCTGTCCACAAAGCTGGCACGTATGATGATCTCTTTTCATTATGTAATCCCGCCAATGTCTATATTCGGTGGAATTATACTTGTATTTCATTGCCTACAACAGCTTACTTGCTTCTTCTGCAAGCGGCGATCTTTCTCCTTTGGTAAGCGTTATATGTGCATATAAAGGGCTTCCTTTCATCTTTGTCATTAAGTAGATTAAACCATTTGAACCTGCGTCTAAATTAGGTGTGTCTATCTGATCTAAATCACCAAGTAGGACTAATTTACTTCCTTCTCCCATACGAGTAACAATTGTTTTTATTTCTATAGGTTTAAGATTTTGTATTTCATCTACGACGAATAACATATTTGGTAACGATCTTCCGCGCAAAAATTGTGTTGCGGAGAAAATTATCTTATCATCTTGTATTAATCTATCTACACTTGCAGGAGTCTTCTTTGTGCATTTTATAAATTCTAAAGCATCCAAGTATGAATCCATGTGAGGAGCAAGCTTCTCTTCAAGGCTTCCGGGCAAAAATCCCAAGTCTCTACCTACCGGTTCTACAGATTTAGCTAAGTGTATCTGAAAGAAATCTCTCTTCTTTGTAATAGCTGCAGCTAATGCAAGTAGTGTCTTACCTGTGCCTGCGGTGCCACTTATTGAAACTAAAGGTATGTTTGGATCGAGGAGTGCGTTTAATGCGAATATTTGCTGTGTGTTCTTAGGATAAATTTCGCCGGCAGACTGTTCTTCTATTAAAGAGATGTGCCTCATATAAGGATCATATTTACCAAAAACAGTTCTACCATCACATTTAATTGCATAATATTCATTAGCAACAGGGGAGTCTATTATACTGGCGGAGATTCGTTTCTTTCCGAACATCTCATCTAATTGTTCTCTTGATATTTCAATGGTTCTATAACCTAAATATAAGTGGCTATATCCGTCTATTTTATCATTATCGTAATCTTGCGTTTTCAAACCTAAGCTTTTAGCTTTGATTCTAAGATTTATATCGCGCGTAACAAGTATGTATGTTTTTGTTGTATCTCTTGAAAACTCAACAGAGCATTCAAGTATTGCATTATCATTTGTATTTTGTTTGTTCTGTAAAATGAACTCATCATCTATTGCTATTGTAAGTGTACCTCTATCGTCGCCAAGATAATAGTGATTTTCTTTTTGTTCGGTTAGCGAATCTATTAATCTAATTGCTGCACGAGCTTTGGCACTTACTACATCTTTGCCTTTTTTAAGTTTATCTAACTCTACAAATACAGTAATAGGAATAACAACATCGTTTTGACCAAATGCAAATATTGAGTTTATATCATGCAATATTACATTTGTGTCCAGTATGTAGACAAAAGGCTTCATAAAAGATCCCAAATATGTTAAAGAACATTAATTAATTTTTATTACATTAGTCCGGCTATCATTGCCGATTCATTTCCTAAGTCAGATCTAAGATTAAATTGTCTAGTTCTAATAGCATTCATAGAACGCTGTCTCATTGTTTGTGCGCCAACAGAATCTCTAAATCGTCCGCCAACATCAGGCGTGGTAAGCTGTCTTCCTTTCTCTGACATCTTAAGTAACGGATCTATTAAGCCGTAACCTAACATACCGCCTATCATACCTCCGACAATACCACCTGCCATCATACCTACGGTAGCACCAAGTGTTGCCCCTACTTCTCTTGCGGGCCCGGTAAGCAATCCCTTGAGACCTTCGGCTTCAAGCTCCATGCCCATACCCATTGCGGCGAAAGCCATACCGGTTGGACCCTTTAGCATCCACGGTGTCT